ATTTTATATTACAATAGCTTATAAAACGGTTATTTCAAAATGAAATATTATTTTTACTAACTGTTAGTTATTGTATGGCATTTTGAAATATATAATTTTATGTATAGTTTTATATAATTATATTTTTATTGTAATTACGGTTATATCGTGTTTTAATGTATTTTTATAATTTTATAATTTTATGTATAGTTTTATTTTGTTTTAAGCTACTAACGGTTATAATATATATGTAAAAACATTTCAAGGAGTTAATATGGTTATGGTTGATGGCTTAAAAGCTAAATTTGAACTTTACAAAACCTTTTTAAATCATATATTGGTTTTGATTGTAGCGATTGGTGGAGGTGCTGGAGGATTGATGGTTAAAAAAGGTGTTAATTCGTTTGTTACTATCGGTTTTATAGCTGTTGTTTCTTTGATTATTGTTTATGGTATAATAGCCATAATAGCTAATAATATAACTAATGATATGGAGGTTGAAAATGATGATAAATGAAATTTTAGGGGGTATAGCCCTCATTTCTATAATAGTCGTAGCTATAAGTGGTGCTATATGGATAGTTAGAGATTATAATAAGACTAAAACTACTACAAAGCATGGGGATTAATAGTCCCCTGCTTAATCAAAAGCTACTTTTTCTCGATATTCTCTTTGAAATCTCTTAATAATCGCTCAAAATTGGCTATATAAGCTACTTTAATCGCTCCCTGCTCTGTTACTATATCTTTGTTGATACTTGCAGGAATTTGGGTATCTATGGCATTATTTAGCTTTATTTCGGATAGCTCTTTTTCTAAATCTTCTATTGGCTTAAGTATGCCATCCGTTTTTGTATCCTTAAATATATATCCTAAATGGATAAGATTTGTCTCCAGCTGGTCTTTTAGATAGTTTATAGCCCATTTGGGAGGTGCATCTGTTTTGAGTGTAGATGCATCTACTTGCATATATTTTGCAAAGCTATCTATTGTAAAGCTATTTAGCTCTAAGAGTATATTTAAAGCCTCGGTAGGGCTTGAAGCATTGATTGTGTAAGCAGTTGTTTTTATTTGCATATAAAAAACCTTTCTATTGTTTTAAATAGAGTATAGAGTTTTTGAGTTTGAAAAATCAAGATACATTTTTAAAAATCGGCACACTTTAAAAGAATACTTCTCTTTTAATAGTTTTTTATAGGAATACTAAAAAGATAATTAGGAACGGTAAAGGAACGGTAAAAACATAGTAAGGAACGGTAAAGGAACGGTAAAGGAACGGTAAAAACATAGTAATATAGGGATTTGGTAAAAAAAGTAAAAAGCAAAATAAAATAATTAGATTAGCATCAAAATTGGTAAAATAGTAAAGTATCGGTTTTGTGGGTATTTATAGTGTTCCTTTGGTGTTCCTTTGGTGTTCCTACTATTTAAAACACCGTTCCTGTATCGTGTCTATAATGGAAAGTAGTGTTCCTACTGTTCCATTAAGACTGCAGTTTTAGAGGCTACAAGAGTGTATTTGTTTTTATTGAAGTAGAATTCTTTTATATCAGCAGTTGTTTCGTAGTTATTTAGGGTTCTGAATTTTTCTTTTTTTGAAACTTCTATTTTTTGCATATTCCCATTTATTAATCGGTTTTCATACCTTTTAAGTTTGATTATGACTGCAGGGCTTAAAACTAAGTTCCAAAAGTTACCAAATTTTAAATCACTCTTGAGTATATGTTCTATATTTGTTACCATGCTGAACCATTTTAAAGATGTATTTGATAAAAAACCTGATTGAAGTTCCAAAAGGAAGTTTTCTTTCATCTCCTTATTTTTAAATGGGAACTGTATTTGTTTTTTAACTTTTGCTTTAGAACCATCATCTAACTCTTTTAAAACTTCAACTTCTCCTTTTATTAGTATATCATCTGCAGTATCTTGTATAGCTTCTTCAAGCAATTCTTCTATTGTTTCTATATCTTTATTTTTAAAGGCTGTTTTAAGTATAGCTTGAGTTGTGCTGGTTGCATCTTGTATAGCTTTTTTAATATTGTTCTCAAGAGTTCCTGAAGCTTTTTGTTTATCAAATTTGCAAAGCTTGAGATGGATTAAAAATTCATCCCTTTCTTTTTCTATAAGTTTGATAAAATCTTGGATTTTTATCCCAAAATCTTCTTCAGCCACTTTTATTAATTTTCGAGACTTTGTCTCTATAACAGTAAGTCTTCCATCACTTTGATCCATGGGGATTGGTAAATCTTCGTTCAATAAAAATATGCAGTTTGCATACAAAGTTATCATATATGGATTAGTATGCATACTTCTTATCTGCATATTAGTTTCTGATATGATTTGTTTAACTTTATTGCCAATATCTTTCTCTTTATTAAAATCGCCTTTTACTTCATCAAAAGTAATGAAAAGCTTATCTTCAAGATAGCTGTTGAATTTATCGGCAAGATTTGCATTTGTCGCAGTAAAACAGTTGCTTTCATGCATTGCATATTCGATGATTTTAGTTGTAAAAACACCTTTACCAGTTCTTTGAATACCTTTTAAAATAGGTGCTGTTCTTGTCTTTTGAGCTGTATTTAAGATAGTAGATAACCAGTTTAATAAAAATAATCTCTCTTCTAACACAGGTGCAATATTTGATAGTAGTGCATTGATAGCTGGGTATCGCTGTGGAAGTGTAACTGTAGCAAATTTATCAATATTTAAAACATTTTCTACATCTATATCTAAAAAACCATTTGGAACATAGGTATTGAAAAAATCTCCAAAAAATTTAGATTTTTTAGGCTCAAATACTTTGATGTAAGGCTTAATATGTCGTAATATACGGCTAACTTCATCACTTTTTAAAAGCTGATTTATAAGAGTGTTTGACTCTAAGTCGATATATTTTCTTATAGTCTCAGCTTTAAAACGGTCTATCCTCATTCTGTCTTTGTTTTTGCCGTCTGAAAAAAGACTTATTCTAACATACATTGCACTTACTGCATCATAAAAAATTGTTGCTTGTCCTATTTTGTCAAGCTTTGCATTATTTATAGCATATTCCATATATGCTTCTTTTAGTCTTTCATGTATTTTTACACTTGGGTCATTCTTTGCTGACTTAAAAATATCATCTTTTGCTTTTTGAAAAGTATTAAAAAGGGTTTCAGTTTCTTTTTTGTGATGAATTTTATTCTCTTCTCTAATAGCTTCTATCTTCTTGAGATAATCTTTTACTTGATTATAATAATCGCTTTGTGGTGTTAGATTTTGTAAAGCTTTTTGTTTGATAGCTTGTAATTTTTGTTCTATTGTTGTATTGCTCATTTTGCACCACCTTGCAAATACTCTACAAAATCTAATCCACTATCAAACTCAAAAAAGTTTGGCACTTCTAAACCTGTATCCTCTACAAATTTGTTATAGGCTTTTTTACCTGCTTCATCCCCATCGAACATTGTTATCAAACTATATCCACGGTCTATAAGGTCTGTGATATAGTTTTTAATCGTTTCGCTTAGCTTATATGTTGTGCTTTCTAAAGTTAGATATGGTGTGCTGTAAAGCAGGGCATTTAAGCCGTTTTTGATACCCTCACCAACTATAAAATATCTATCTTTCTCTTGCTTTTTAATTATTGCTTCAAACTCTTTTTGAAATGGGAACAAAAAAGCCTTGCCACGGTTATGGCTGTTTTTATAGATATATTTTGGATTGCTCCAGTCTTCATAGTTTTGTGGTCGGTTTGGTCTGTAGCTGATAATATCTACAACTCTGTTTGTTACATCTCTTAATATAATCGATGGGCATTTGAAAAAGTTATCAAATCCTAAAATCTTATCTGTTAGATACTCAAGCTTTTTTTGAAACTTTGCTGGGAAGCTGTTTGCTTCAAAAAGTTTTTGATACTCGTTTGGTATCAAAATACTATGCTCTTTCTCTTTGTTGCTTTCATCTACGACCGTTACAGGAACAAAATTAAAATTTTTGATAGCTTTTAAGTGTAGTGTAGAGTAGTAACCTAACTTTTGAAAATCAACATTTTTTCTTTTAGAAGCTTCTTTTTTTCTCTGTAGTTGTTTTGCTGGGTCTATTTTGTAAGTGTCTGCTCCAGCTAATTCTTTTAACCGTTTGATAGCATCTTTAAGCTCAAGTTTTTCCATGTATGCTATCAAATCTAAGACAGAGCCACCAGTAATATTTCCGTTAAAATCACTAAATATCTGTTTAGCTGGATTGATAACTATGCTTTTATCATCTTTGTAACAAAAGTTTGCACCAGTTTTTTTAAGTTCTCCATACATCTCAGCAACTGAAACTATATCAAGTTGCTGTTTTAAATCGTTTAAATCTTTTCCCTGCATCATATTTTCCTTTAAATTTAACTTTAAATTTATTATTTTTACGATATAATGCAGGTGTCAGTCGGCATCATATCGTAAAAAACGATTAAGGCGATTTATTTCGCCTTTGCCTCAACTTTTTTTAGTTCTTCAACCAATAACTTTCTTAAAAGCTCTTCGATAATATCAACTTTTTTAACTTTATATTTTTTTACATAAATATCAAAAGCTTCTATTACTTCGTTTGGTAAAGTATAACTTTGGGTTCTTTTGTTACTTTTCTTCTTTTTAGCTTTTAGTTTTTCAACATCAATTACCATAGTAAAACTCCTATTTTGTTTTAATAATAAGAATTATATCACAAAAACTTTAAAAAAAACCTTTAAAAATTATACTTTTTAACTTAAACCTGCATTAAATCATAAAATTAGTTAAATTCGCCGACCTCCTTTTCTAAGATTTTGTTTATTCTTGGGATGGATAGAGCATATTTCTTCGCTAACTCTTTTATTTTTATGCCTTTGCTTCTATCAGCTTTTATCATTTTGTCTCTTTTAAATCTTAAATATATTTTTGGATGTGGCAATAGATAGATGTTTGGATATTTATCTTTAAATTCTTTGAGGGTGATAGAGTCATCTTCTAAATCTTTTACAACAGACTTTAAAAGATTAACAGCTTCTTGAGTTAGTGTTTTTTGTCCTCTTTGTTTGTTTCTTTGTTCAGGGTAGTAGTAATCATCACAAAATTTTATATAATCTTTGTATGTTATTAAATACCTATTTTTAACCATTGTAGCTTTTAAATAACCAGCTTTTATATAGTAAACTATATGATTGCTTGTTGTTCCTAAAAACTCTGCTATATCTTTCGTTGTGTGGAGACTTGAGAGCATGGAAAAGTTAGCTTTTGACATTTTTACTCCTCTTATTTTTTAATTCCAACCAAAAACGAGCTGGTATGCCAAGTTTATCTTCTAATAATATAGCTTTGTCGAGCCGTGGCAGACTATAACCTGCCTTGTATTTAAAAGCCATATTTATTGATACTCCAGCAGTGGCTGCAATTTGTTTTGTATCTATTTTTAATACATCTTCCATAATCTAACCTATATGCATTTATTGGTTTAATATTAACTAAATTAATATTAATATGTAATTAAAATAACAAGAAATATTAAAATATTAATTTAATTAACACAATTAATAATAAAATTATTTAAAAAGTGTAATCTAATTACACAAAAAACAAAAAAGGTTTATAATGTTTGCTTCGCAACTTAAAAAATATAGATTAAATAGAAACATGACACGAAAGAAGTTGGCTGAAGAGCTAAATAAAATAGTTTTTATTGATAAAAAGGAAATAGATGTAAATAATATTACAAGTTGGGAACGAGGAACAAATCCGAGGCTTGAAATTATAGAGGCAATATCACAGGTATTAGATATACCCGTGCAGTATTTGTTTGATGATAGCAACCAAGCACTTGATAAAATCATACAAGATAAATTACCTGATACAAATAATATTATACAAAACACTAAAAAAGTTCCTCTTTTAACAGGATATGTTGGTGCTGGTAGCACTGGGGAGGTATATAGTAGAGATAGTGCTAACTACTTATATATAGATAAAAAGATGATAACTGCTAAATATCATGATAGAGACATAAAAGCTCTTTTGGTTATAGGTGATAGTATGATACCTTTTGTGGATCATAATGATATAGTGCTTTTTATAGAGCTTGATAGAGGGCAGTATAACCTGCCTGATGGGAAATACATAATAACGACTGCAAGTGGAACGATGGTAAAAAACTTAACCTTTAAATCAAATGGGGATATAGTTATAAGTAGTTGCAACAAAGCTTATGAGAGTGAGTTAATAAAAGCCAACGAGACTCAAGAATATTTGGATATCGTCGGCTTTGTGGTTGGTAGAATTTTAAAAAGTTAGCTATTTCTTAAGTATTACATTTTCTAAATTAGTCCATAATATTATAGGCTTGTTGTTTAACCAAGCTCTAATTTTAGCTTTACCACTAAACATGCTTGTATCTAAAACGGTAACTTTTAAACCTTTTTTGCTAATAACACAAACTCCTAAACTAGCAAGATATTTAATCATCTTTATATCTTTATTTACAGTCGCTGATATAAATTGCTCAAAATATTCTTCAGTAGTGCATACTGGATAACCACCTTTTAATGTTGCAGGTAACTCAGCTTGTAGAAATGATATACATACAAGCACCATTAATAGTGTTTTTTTCATAATTTCTCCTTAAATTTTAACAATTTTACCAAAAAATCGCAAAAAAACACGAAAAAAAGCAAAATGTATCTTGATTTTTCATTGTTTGAAACTCTATACTTTGAAAAATAACGAAAAAATGGGGATTTAATTTGAACGATAGTGCGATAAATACTGCTGGGGCGATAGCAAAAAATACGGCTGGAGCTTATTTAGAACATGGTGTGCTTGGGGCAACTGTGGTTAGTTTATTTTTGATAAGTGCTATTTTGCTTTATTTGTTGCTAAAAAATAACAGTGATAAGCACTTGATGGAGCAGATGGAGCAAAATGAAAAAGAGTTTATAGCTATGTATAAAAACAATATAGAACATAACAAAAACATGGTTGCACTTTTGACAGAGGCTCTTGAGATGGAGAGGCAAAACTCTAAGAGTTGCTACAAAGAGTTGGGCGATAAAATCGACAAAATAAATCTAAACTTTGAAAAGATAACAATGATGGCAAAGGCTAATGGATGAACTTTTTAACTGATAAAGCTTTAAAAATAGTTATCTTATCTCTTCTTTTAATAGTTGGGTTTATGGGTATAAAAATATACTTTTATAAAAACGAGATAAAGCATTTAAATACCGAGAGTAATTTAAAAATAGAAAAATATAAAACTATGTATAAAAACACTTTACAAAGCTTTAAGGATTGTGAGGTTGAGCTGGAGAGTTTAAAAAACTATAACTTGACAGCACAAAAAGAAGTTAAGAGATACCAAGTTGAAAGGAGGAAGTATGAGAAAGTTAAGCTTAATAGTCTTAATGATTATATTGATTTTGCTAAACGGTTGCAGTAGTAGAACAAATGAAGCCATTAACCCTCCTTTAGTTAAAACAAAATTTGTATCTAAAAAGATACCTATAACACTGCTTGAGCCTGTAAAAGCTCCTGACCCTGAGATGCTTAAAAATGTAAGAGTATGCAGAGATAAGCTAAAAGCTAAACTTTATGTAAAAAAACTTCTTTTGGCTTGGTATCAAAACAAAAAAAAGCTTGAGAGTATCCAACGACTGGAGGACTTAAATGATACAGCATGGTAGAGTGAGTGCTATAAGATATGTTGCACTTGGTAGTGGTAAAGCTGTTGAAGTTAAGGTTGAAACAGATGATAGAGTTACAAACTGGCTACCTTATAAAACTATTGCTGGGTTTTTTGGTGTGTTGCATATACCACCAAGAGTAAAAGACCAAGTAATGGTTTTAAATCCATTTGGCGATAATGAAGATGGTTTTGTAGTTCCAAACTTTACTTATGTAGATGTGCCATTGCCAACAGATAGCAATAGCGATACTATGCTTTGGAAAGTATTTGATGGAACAATATATAAGCATGATACAAAAGCTAAGAGTATAAAAGTTGATACTCCTTGCACTTTTACTTTAAAAGCTCCAAAGATAACTTTTGATGGCGAGGTTGAGACAACTAAAAATGTAAAAGTTGCTAAAAAGATTTTTGATGAGAAAGGCAACTTAACCGACCATGAACACTCTGTAGAAAACCACAGTAAGGCAGTGCCAAGATGAGAATAGAACTAACAACTAAACTACCTTTGCAAAATGGCACACTTGATAGAGATGGTTATGCAGTAGCTCCTATACTTAGCTATTTAGATGCTTTGATAACTCCAAAAGGCTCTGTGATAAATGAGCCTGAGTATGGGACTGAGTTTTATAAGCTTAAGCATAGAGCTTTTAACAATGAGTGGCTTATAGACTTTAAGAGGTGCTTAAAAGATGCTACTAAGTTTGATAAAAGACTTGTTTTTATCGGTAGCACTATGGAGTATGAGCCTGAAGAGCAGAGAGTTAAATTTGCTGTTAAAGTTGGGGTTGATTTGGTCGAGGGGTATGTATATGTATAAAGATATAGAAAAAAAACTCTCTCTTCTAACAGAGCCTACTGTTGTAGATAGTAGAGACTTTGATACTCTTTTGACTGAAAATATAGAAGCACTAAAAAAGTATTTGGGTGAGGATTATGAACCTTTAGAGTCTGATCCGTTTATGAAAAAACTTAGAGTTTTGACTCTGAGACAGCTACATAATGTAGTAGATAAAAATGAAACTATAAAACAACTTTTAGTTACAACTGCAACTGGTGCTAACTTGGATAACTTGGGTGCTGGTGTAGGTGTGTTTAGAGATGGTGGCGAGTATCCGATTGCACCTTTTGAATTTAGCTTGAGTGCGACTTTGGATAGTAATACAACAGTTCCAAAGGGGACTTTGCTAAACGATGATAGTGATAGCTACAGAGCTGAACTGCTTGAAGATGTGATTATTAAAGCTGGAGAGCTTAAAGCAGTTGGAAAAGCTGCTTTACATTTGTTTGTAAAAAATAGTGATATAAAAACTGAAAATATAGTAACTGATATGCCTTTTGTTGTAGAGGCTAAACAGCTTGAGAGTTTTGCAAATGGGGATGAAGCTGAGAGTGATGATAGATATAGAGTTAGGATTATCTCTTCTTTTAGTAGATTTTCTACAGCTGGGAGTAGGGAAGCTTATGAGTTTTATACATACTCTGCAGATAGTAGAATAGATGATGTTTTAGTTGTGTCGCCTGAGCCTTTGGTTGTAGAGGTTTGGATACATAGCTTTGATGGTGTTGATGATGTTATGATAGATAGGGTTAGAAATAGTTTAAATGATAGATATGTTAGACCTTTAAGCGATAAGGTTGAAGTAAAAAAAGCTAAAGAACTAAGCTTGAGTATAAGTGCAACTGTGGTTGTAGAGAGTTTGTTAAATGCTGGAGAGATTGAAAAAAGGATAAGAGCCAACTTTGATAAGAGTTTTTTTATCGGTCAAGGTTTGGTGGAGAGTGATTTTTTTAAGAGGTGTCATGTTGGTGGTGTTGTTAGTGTTGAGAGTGATTTTAAAGGCTTTGAAGTTGATAAAACGAGTGTTTTAAGTAGCTTGAGTCTTGATTTAGAGTTTAAGGAGGATAAGTGATGTTACTGCCTTCTAACTCTTCTTTAAGAGAGCAAAAGTTCGCACAGTTTTTAGATGCGAGGGTAAGAGAGGATTATAGTTGTTTAGATACAGACCCTTTGAAATGTGAGGCATCTATCCTGCCACACTTGGCAGTATGGCTTGGAGTTGATATAGATGGCTTAAGTGAGAGTGAGTCGAGGGCATATCTAAAAAGTGCTTTGCTAAGTAGAACCAAAAAAGGAACTGTTGGTGTTGTAGAAGATGCACTAAATAGTGTTTTTGATAACTCTAAAGTGGTCGAGTGGTGGGAGGATGGAGAGTTAGATAAAGGCACTTTTGATGTAGAGGTAGTGCTGGAGAGTGATGTAAACAAAGTTTATGATGGCAAGAAGTTTGAAACTGCAAAAGGGCTTATGGATAAGAGTAAAAATGTGAGAAGCCATTTGAAACAATTTAAAGTAAAGATGCCTCCAGTAACTGTAACTGTAGCAGTAAGCACTCTTAAACCTCCTGTGTCTTTACATCTATATAGTGATATAAACGAGCAGATAGAGAGTGGCTTTGAGGTAGAGAGTGGTTGGGTATATAAACCAACAATGCATACAGATATTAACGAGTCTCTAAACTTAGAGCCAATCCAAACAAAAGGAGGTTACAGATGGCAAGTAGAGGTTTAACAGCTCTTCCAAACGATGAGCTTATCTCTTTTCTTAACAGTTCGATGAGAGATAAGTTTCATCATGTGGGGTTGATAGGTGCAGATGAGATAAACAATTCTACTTTGATAAATAAGTTAAAAAATACGGCAAATCTAACTTATAACGATGTAAAAGATTATATCTTTGCAGAGTTTGAAGCTGAGGCTACTTATTTTGACGATGAGGGTGTGTTTACAGCAGTTGTAGATATGACAAATGAAGCTGGTTATAACAAGCACCTATATGGAGTAATCTTAATGAGCGATAGTAGGCAAATAGCAACAGTTGCTAAAACTCCTATCGTTTATCTAAGTAGCCAAATAGGAGGGCAGTTCCCTATCAAAATCCCTATTAAGGGCGAGGTAGGAGAGGTGGTATTTAGAAACTCTAAATACTTAACAGTTACAGAGGCTGAAGAGCTATTTTTCTTACCTACAATAAGTGTTTTTTCTTTAGAAGCACAAAGGGTAGCAGATAGCTTGGAAGCAAAAATTAAACAAGTAAACGGAGGTTAAAAATGAGTTTAGCAAGTGCAGTAGCTGACTTAGTGCAAGAAGTAAAAAGAGTGCCAAGACTTGTAACAGATCAGATAGCAAAATGGAATAAGCAAGTATCGGATAAGGTGCAAGAGCTTGAGAGTTTCAAAAATAATTTTGAAAGTGCAGGTATTGGGCTTAAAAAATATAAAGGTGTTATATCTAGTAGAAGTGATTACTATAAATGTGTTCTTCCTTTAGTTGAGCTTACCGATGGCAATGGTTCTAGGAAATCATCTTTTAGCTACACAGAGGGCAGATTTAGTTTAGTTAGGACTAATGGTTGCTGTGTTCAAAGTTCATGTGTTATAGATATAAAAGCTATTAAAAAATATAACTCAGAGGATATGAATTTGTATAAAATAGCTTTAGATACAGCCCATGTAAAACCTTGTAAATTTACTTACAATGGTAAACTTTATGGTGGATTAGATGTCTATTTTACAACTCAAGCTCATTATCTTCTTTTTAATGGTTGGTCAAATTGCCCTGAGCTTAAATATATTCCTTATGAGGATGTAAGGGGTGATAAAGGTGATGGCATTCTTAATGAAGAGGTAAAAAACTCTTTAGAAATTTTGGAGGCATAAAATGAAATTTAATGTAATTATAAAAAAAGAAAAATATCCAAGTATGGATGATAAATATAGGGTTGTTTTTAAGTCTGTTGATAGAGATATTCTTAAAAAACAATCTTTTAAAGATGAGCTAAAAGAGCTTGGCTTGAGTTTAGCAGATGTTGAGATTGTAAAAGATATAGAGAGTGCAATAAAAGAACTAGATCAACAAAGAAACGAAGAGCTAAAAGGCTTTGTTATTGATGATATTTTTATGAATGAGGACATTATAAAAACCATGGCAGTAGCTTTTAATATTGCTGGAGATGATGAGCAGATAGAGTGGATTGATATAAGTAACAAAACTGTAACTTTTTCTAAAGCTGATTTTGGTGCTTTGATAAAAAAAGGTTCTCAAAAAGTTAAAGAAATCTATTTTAAATATAGAAAACTTAAAGATGATTTGCTTAAAGAGGCTTAAAAATGCAACCTGTCTTCTATCCTACAAGAGATAACAAAGTAGTTCTTGCAAAGCCTTACAAGATAAGTGAGAGTTTTGTTATTCCAAAGGGGTATAAGAGCAATGGGGCGAATATACCGAGGCTTTTTTGGTGGTTTATACCACCCTTTAAACCGAAGTATCTACCTGCTGTTATCGTGCATGATTGGTTGTGTGATAAAGAGCAGTATAAGTTAGCAGATGCTTGGTTTGAAAAATTACTTCTTGAGATAGAGGATAGTTTTAAAACAAGAGCGATGATAAGAGCTGTAAAGCTTTATCATAGATTAAGATATGGAGTAAAAAGATGAGTAAAACAACTTCAAATGCGATTTTGTATCTTGATGAGTTAAAAGAGCATTTTGCAGATGAGAGTAATCATTATCTTTATAAAAAAAGAGATGATGGAACGATAGCTTGTAGCATGTGTTGCGATTTTCAAATCGTTGTGGATGATACAAATATAGGCTGGGGAAATCAATGCGACTCTATCGTATATGACCCTAAAACAAAAGATATAACAATAGAAAGGAGTGAGTAATGCCGTATGGAATAAAGGTTTTACCTGTAAAAAACAAAAGTGCTGTTGCAACGAAGATAACATCTACAACAGTTATCGGTTTGGTTGTAACTATGGTTGTAGCGATGCTTGGAGATGAGCTTAAAAAGAAGTTAGAAGATAATAGAGGTTTACTTCTTTTTAGCAATGCTGAGGAAGCTTTAGAGAAGTTAAAAGATGTAAATGGTGGAACATTTAAAGAGGATTTATGGGATATACAACAACAAAATGTTAAGTCGCCTGTGGTGCTTAGTATTGTAAGTATAACAGAGGCACAAACAAAAAAAAGTCCACTTGATTTTTATGGTGATGCAAAGATAAAAAGTGCAGTTATAAAAGCAGTAGGTAACTTGCAGTTGGCAAGAACTATCTTTGGGACTGCTAACAAAGTAAGAATAGCCATAGCACCTTGGTTTAGTCATGATGATAGTGTAGCTGGTGCTTTAGATACTCTATCTGTTGGAACAAAAACTATATCTATAAGAGATATGCACTTAAATAGTGTAGAGACTGCACTTAAAAAGCTTGAGGACTTAGGAAGCAAAAGACAACTTGCATTTCCGTTTTATAGAAAAGCTTGGAGTGTTTTTGAAGATAAAGAGCTTGAAAAACCAAACAGTGCAGTAGTTGCAGGACATATAGCTTACTGGGATGCACAGCTTGGAGAGTTTGGTTTTGCATTTGACCATGCCAACAGACCTATTTATGATGTAATTGGGACAACAGTTCCTCTGACATACGAAGAGGGTGAGGATACTTGCGAGACAAATCGTATAGTAAATGCTGGTGGGGCTTTGCTGATAAATGATGATGGTTGGAAACTTTATAACTTTGAAACTCCTGCAGATGACCAAACATTTAACAAGCTTGAGGTTGTTAGACTTTTTGATGGATTAAATGAGAATTTGCAAAAGACACTTAAAAGACATAAACACAGACCAGTAACAGATGTGTTTACTTTAGCAAAAGCTGATGCAGATGCTTTCTTGGGTAAAGCAGTTTTAGCTGGTGCAAGTGTAGGGGCTAAGGCTTGGTGGAGCGAACAAAATACACCAAGCGAGGTCGCAAGTGGAACTATATATATGGACTATGACAACGGTGCAAATGTTGGTGTTAGAACGATAGTTGTGCAACCATTTGCTACTACAGAATACTATGCGAACTTGATCGCAAATAACAAGTAAGGAGTTGAGATATGGCAACAAAACAAGGCTTAGGTAACTCTGCTACTTTGACAGGACTTTCTGTCTTAGTGGGTGGAAAAAATACTTTTGGCAAGACTGGTGATGTAAAGCTTCCTGAGTGGGAGTATGAGGTTGTAGATGAGGAAAGCACTGGAATACCAAAAAGTCCTAAAATTACTCTTCCTATCTTTGACCTTACACAGCCTATCATTAAGGCTGTAAAAAATGGCGAAACGATTGTGCTAAAAGGTAATGTAAGAGATGAGGGTGAGGATAAGCCTATCCAAATAAGTTTATCTATGCAACTACACAAAATGTCGCCTGAGTTTAAAGAGGGAGATAAAGTTGGTAGAACTTTTGAGGGTAGGATAGATACTTTTGAAGAGGTTTATGATGGTAAGCAAACTGTTAAATACAACAGGGGAGCTTTAGAGCTTATTCTTGGTGGAGATGGCAAAAATCTTCTTGAAAAATTTAAAACAAATGTGCTGTAAAGGTTAGATGATGGGTAAAGATATAACAGTAGAGTATGGCGAAAAAGAGGTTGAGTTAAGCAGAGCTTATCCATTTGCTCCAGATAAAAAATTGAAGCTAAAAGAGTTAAATGGTTTTGATGATGAAGCGATACAAAAGCAAATCGAAAAGGGCAAGATGGCAGGTTATGCACAGATAGCAGTATCAGCTGGAATAACATACGAAGAGGCTTTAAGCCTTGCAGTAAAAGATAGTGCGACTATCTTAGAAGAGTTGCAGGGTTTTTAAGCAGAGTTGATGCCACAAAGCTTGAGAAGCTTGAGGCATACAGCTTGATAAATGAGTTTTTTTCTCTAACAGTTGAAGAGCAAAAAGCTTTAAGCATAAAAGAGTGGTTTGACTACTACAAAGTAGCGACCAAACGACAAAAAGAGAGGTTAGAGTCTATGACTCTTGGGCTATAACTTTCCCGTGTGGTTTCCCAAAATGGGTGTAAAACAATCCAAAAAACAGAAAGGAGTTAGTATGACTAAAGAGAATACTATCAACGAGGCAGAGGCGAGAGAGGCAGTTTACAATGCACTTAAAGAAAAGGGCATTAAAGTAACTAAAACTTTAGTGGATCAAATCATGGACACTCAGATTGATTTAGCTATTAACGGTGTTAAAAAAGGGCTTGGCATCAAGTTTCAGGGGCTTGGGACTTTGACTATCGTAGATGTAAAAGAGAAAGCTTACAAAGTGCCTGATGGAAAAGGTGGGTTCAAAGAGGGAACAACTCCAGCTCACAAAACAGTTCACTTCAGAATTAGCGATAAGCTAAAAGAAGAGATGAATAAGCTTCTATAAGCTTCTTAGAGTCTCCCCTTTGGGAGGCTTTATAGAGGGTTATTTAAAATGTATCTTGATTTTTCATATTTGGAAAGACTAAACTATAAAAAATAAAAAAAAATGAAAGGCTAAAATGGCAACTGCAAGGGATACTGCACTTAGTATAAATATGGTAATGTCATCTGCTATAAAAGGTGCAGACTTCCTACAGGCATCTGTGTATGGTATATACAAGTATGCTAAAGCAGTTGAAAAAATAGACCTTTTAAAAAGAACAAAGTTTCCTCTTCTTAAAAGAAATCTACAAAGTTTAGAAAATCATCTTGGTAAGATAAGAAGTGCAAGTGCAAAAATAACTGCAAATCCTATACGATTAGATGTTGTAAGCAGTAGAAACTCTTTAAAAGAAGTGCGAAAAGATATAACAGCTTTAAGATATGATGCACAGGCATATAGAAATTATACTAAGTTGGCTTCAGAAGATTTGATGAGGGGTGCTGTTGCAAGTCGTGCAAATATGCGAAGCCGTGTAAAAAAAGAGAGAAAGAGCATAGGTGCAGG